GAGGCGACATCGATAAGATGAGCTTCGCCTTTACTGTTGCCGAAGAGGCATATGATAAAGAAACCCGCACTAGNAAAATNTTGNGATTTAAACGTATCTGGGATGTGTCGGCGGTGGATATCCCGGCATATCAAGATACGTATATTTCCGCAAGAAGTTATTTCGAGGCGTTGGCGGAGGCTGAACGCCGGGCAGCGGAGGCTGCTGAAAAGCTGCGGAAAAAGCTAATTTTAAGAACTTATCTTTAAAACATTTAAAAATTCGAGGGAGGATGAGGAAGAATGTACGAAAAGAGATTTGAGGAAATAAAGAATCGCAAATTAGAAATACGTGCTATGTTAGAAAACGGTGAGGACGTTGATCTGGATAAAATCCAGGAAGAGCTTCGCCAATTGGAAGAGGAAGAAAAGAGACTGCGTGCCCGCATACAAGTAATTGAAGCGCTTAAGGGTACAACTGTATCTCAGCCCGATACTAAGAATGATAAGGAAGGAGAAGAGAAGCAAGTGCGCAAAGTTGCTCAGTTTGGNCAGACGGTAGAAGATCGTGCTGCCAAAGAGAGAGAAGAGGCCGAGAAGAGAGGACAAGCCCTCAAAGAAAACCGTGCCGTTACCGTTGGAACCAGTAACATCATTCTGCCGCAGCATCAAGCTACCGATATTAGACCGACTTTTAATGAAGTAAGCTCGCTGGTCGATAGGGTAACGATTAAAGTATTGAACGGCGGTGAATCGTTTAAGCAGCCATATTTAGTCGGTTATGGCATCGGTGATTATACGGCAGAAGGGGCCAACTATGCAGAAGCGGAACCGGCCTTTGGTTATGCCGATATTATTAAAGCTAAGATTACGGCATATGCCGAGGATACCGAGGAACTTCAAAAGCTGCCTGCGGCTGCTTATGATGCCGAAGTAATGCGCGGCATCCGTATTGCAATCCGTAAAAAACTGGCACGAGAAATTCTCATTGGAACTGGTGGGCCCAATCGCTTAGCAGGTATATTCTCCACTGCCGCTACCGCGATTGCCCCGGCTACTGACCTAGAAATTGCTACAATTGATGATAAGACGCTGGATGAGATAATCTTCAGCTATGGTGGAGATGAAGAAGTCGAAGATGCTGCTGTTTTAATCCTGAACAAGAAGGACCTCAAAGCCTTCAGTCAATTGCGCACAGCGGACGGAAAGAAACTGCATAACATTGTGGTTAACGGCAACACTGGGACCATAGACGGAATACCGTTCATAATCAACAGCGCCTGCAAGGCTATTTCTGACCCGAATACCGCAGCTGGCGAGTACTGCATGGCTTATGGCCCGCTGTCCAATTACATGTTGTGCATTTTCAGCGATATGGAAGTAATGCGGTCTACCGATTATAAATTCAAGCAGGGCATGATTGCTCATAAGGGTGTCATCTTCGCCGGTGGCAACGTGGTCAGCAAGAACGGCTTCTTGAGAATTAAGAAGCTGCAAGTGTATCAAGTGTATAAGGGAGTAACATAAGGCATGAGGCTTAAAGTTATAAGAGCGTTTATCGATAAATACACCAATAAACCGTATAACGTTGGCTATGTGTACGAATCAAACGACCTAGAGCGTATTGCTGAGTTGCAGGAGGCGGGATACCTTGAAGGGGTCCCGCTTCCTTCTTTTAACATGGAGACGGCCACGATTGCACCGGATGAAGATGCTAAATTACCTAAACAACAACCTAAGAGAAAACGGAAAGAGAAGGCTAATGGATGATTTTTGGCCGTTAANGTNTAATGGGCNGNGANGCTTATGCTTGAGGATGTAAAAAATGCTCTAAGAGTAAGCGGGACAGATTTTGATATAGAAATTCAAGACTTAATTGAAGCAGCAAAAGCTGACCTAAAATTATCCGGCGTTCACGAAGACAAAATCAAAGGCGATGACCCGCTTATCAAGCGGGCCATAATTGTTTACTGCAAAGCACATTTTGGATATGATGACCCAAAAGTAGCGGAAAGGTTTGAACAGGCTTATNTCAGNCTCAAGCATCACCTGACATTATCAACCGAATATACAACAGGTGATGAATCATGAGGGACTATCGGTACAAAATAGATTTTCTCCGCCGCGTAAAAGGTCGGGATGAATACGGGGAACCTATCGACACATGGGAACCGGTCGAGGGTAAGACGGGGATATGGGCCAGTATGGAACCGTTACTTGGCAACGAATTCTTTGCAGCATTAACAACAGATACAAAAGTCGAAGTCAAATTCAACATGCGATATATAGACGGTATTACTAACGATATGAGAATAAGGCACGGCAATGATATATACGAGATATTATCGGTGGTTAATGTAAAGGGGCTTAATAGAGAATTGCTATGCTATTGTAGGCTGGTGAACGAATGATGAGGGTACGTTTTAAGGTAGAAGGTATGGCGGAATTACAAAAAAGCCTCAAGCGGTTGGGCAAAGTACCACAAAAACATGTAACTAGTTCGGCCCGCAAAGCGATGAGTATCGCATTAAAACAGGCACGTGCTACAGCGCCATATGATACCGGTGCCCTTAAACGAGGCATTATCATGGTCGGTGAAAAAGCTAAAGAAAAAGGCAAAAAAGTATACAGAATTGTATTCGATAGAGCAATGAATGATATCTTTCAAAAGCCGGTTAAGAATCCTGGCGAGTCTGGTAGTCCGAATGCGCGCTCAATTGCATATTATCCCGTCTCACAAGAGTATGGCTATTTTGCACGTAATGGTAGATATATTCCAGGCTTTCGGTTCATTCACAAGGCTTTAACAGACAATGTACAGAAGATAGAAAAGACTATTGTTTCCGAGATGAAAAAACGCATAGACGCCGAGATAGCCAAAGCGGGCTTGAAGTGAGAAGGTGAGATTTTATGATAACAGCTCTAAGGCGTTTCATAGAAGAGAACATCCCAGAACTCGCAGGCGAGATATACCCCACTAATGCACCAGAAGGGCACACAAAACCATATTTAGTTTATGCCAGAATTAGTACCACTAAGGTCAAAACATTAGAAGGCCTAACGGGTAAAGAATACTTAAGCTATATGTTTTCAATCATGGCCACAAGGTATGGAGAAATGGTTGCACTTAGAGAAAAGGTTGAGAAGCTGCTAGAATCTTTGCCGCAGACACAGTTAGAAAATTATTACATCGAGGACGTGACAATCAACAATGTTACCGAGCAATATGAGCATGAATTAAAAGTCAATCGAGGGATTATCGATTTTACAATTTATTTTGAGGAGGTAGAGTAATATGGCTAAACGCGCATTAGGAACAAAATTACAGATTGGGACAGGAACTCCTGTCACCGTGGCGGGGTTGACTTCAATTGGCGGGCTTGAATTGAGTGCAGATACTATAGACGTTACCACCCTAGATAGTGACGGGGGCTACAGGGAGTTTATTGCTGGTTTTAAGGATGCAGGGGAAGTATCTCTCGAAGGATACCTAGAACTCGAAGAAGGAAAAGGGCAAAAAGACCTGTATGATCTGTTCGAAAGCGGAGAAATAGAAGACTTTACAATCCTGTTTCCAAATAACATAGGCAGTTGGCAGTTTAAGGGCATGGTAACGGGGTTTAGCACCGGTGCAGATTTAGAGGATCCATTATCCTTCTCAGCGACTATTAAGGTNTCGGGTAAGCCCACGTTAATTGTGGGAGCAGGGACATAAGGCTAGATTAAATCTAGCCTTATTATTTTTTATGAGGAGGGGCAATAATGAGTTATTACCCAATAAAACTTGATAAAATGAGAAATTTTCGTTATGGCATGAAGGCTTTGAGTTTAATTGAGAAAAAACTTCAAAAACCACTATCTAAAATTGATTGGGATAACTTAACAATGGAAGATGCTGCAATCATAATTTGGGCTGGATTGGTACATGAGGATAAGGATCTAACGCCCGAGAAAGTAATGGATATTATAGACGAGCATTCTGACATAGAGACTGTTTTCAAAGAAATGAGCAAAGCTATACAGGAGGCATTTGGCAAGAAAGAAGGGGAAGAAAAAAACAAATAGAAGGTAGCGAGGAAGAGGAATTCAGCATCGAAAAAGCCCTCGAACTCGCTACCTTTATTGGNATTCCCATAACAGAGTTTTGGGAAATAACACCTTATGAGCTTAATCTAGCTGCGCGAAGCTATCGCAAACGCAGGGAGTTAGAATTTAAGGAGAACATAACGCTTGCATACTTAAATTCCAGGTGGACAATCCAATGGCTTGATAAACCTCATAAACAGCCCAGGCCATTATCTGAAATTTTAAACAGTATAGGCAGGGAAAAGAGAGTTATGACAGATGAGCAGATGTTTAAACAGATACAAGTGCTCAATATGCTATTTGGCGGGGAGGTGAAACGCGTTGGCAAGAAGTAATTTTATCGTACGTGGCGGCGCTGATTTTTCTGGGATTACAAGGGAACTGAACAAGACGCAGAAGCAATTGCAGGGGTTCAAAAACAGTGTAAGCAGGACCATGAAAACCATCGGTACTATTTTAGGCTCTTTGGCGGTGGGCAAACTTATCAAGGACAGCACGCAAATGGCAATGGGTGTTGAAACAGCCATCGAGAATATCAACCACAACATGAGAAGCGCCGCAAAAGCTTTCCAAAATTGGGTAGAGACGCAGTCCAGCGCTTTTGGTATGGCAAAAGTGGACGCCTATAATTACGGATCCGTATTCTCTAATCTGTTAAGCAGTTTCACCTCTAGCGCCGAAGAAACCGCCGAAAAAACACAAGAATTGATGCAAGCTGCCGCCATTATTGCCAGCAGGACAGGGCGGACTTATGAAGATGTTTCTAACAGAATACGGTCGGGCCTATTGGGATCTACAGAGGCTATTGAAGATTTGGGCGTATATACGAATATATCCGTATTACAGGCCACCGAAGCATTTAAGAAGTTTGCGGGAGATAAATCGTGGCAACAGCTGGATTTTAGGACGCAACAGCAAATTAGACTGGCGGCCATATTAGAACAGACGTATAAACGATACGGCAATACTTTGGCTGATACCACACAGACAAGGCAGGCACAATTTATTGCAAGTTTAAGGAATATCCAACTATCACTTGGTCAGGCTTTCCTGCCCATTTATAATGTCGTTTTACCAGCGCTGACGGCGATGGCTAATGCTATTGGGCGAGTAGTGAGTTTAATTGCGCAGTTTACAACTGCTTTATTCGGAGCGCCAAAACAGGCACAAGCACAAACAACAGCTATTCAAAGCCAGGCCGTTGCTATGGAAGATTTAGGGGCAGCTACCGCAGGAGCAGGGAAAGCCGCTAAAAAGGCTGCCAAAGAAGCACAAGGCACGGTCGCCAGCTTTGACGAAGTACACAATATAATTACTAAACAGGGTAGTTCAGGCGGTGGCGATATAGGGGGCGGGGCAGTAAGTACCGTCCCTATGCCTGAGCTTGAAATGGGTGGCTTTGCGGAAAGTGCTGTAGCTGTCACGGAAAAAGTGAAAGAGTTTGTAGAAAAGTTTAAAGAAGCGTTAACTCCAGTAACTGCTGCATTTGAGAACGTAAAAGCCGCTGCACAACCCATTATTGATAATATAGGGCAGGGACTAAGATGGTTTTATGACAACATTTTGGTACCCTTTGCATCTTGGACAATAAGTCAAGCTATACCAACATTTTTAAATATGCTGGCCAGCGCATTACAAGTGTTGAATCCAATAATTGAAGCATTTAAAGAGATTGGACAATGGCTGTGGACAAACTTTTTGCAACCAATTGCAAGCTGGACTGGTGATGTTTTTATAGATGCCATGAGTGGCGTAACCGATGTATTCCAAAAATTAGGGGATTGGCTATCGCAAAATAAAGATGCTGTTGTTGCGGGGCTGTCTGGGATATTAAGTGGACTGCTGGCCTATAAAGTCTTGACCGCGTTCCCATCTTTCGTTGCGGCAGTACAAAAAGGATTTAGCATAATAGCTGGAGCAATAGGGGCTCTTTCTTCACCTATTGGAATTGTTACTGTAGCAGTAGGATTACTTGTTGGCGCATTTGTGTATTTCTATCGTACCAATGAATCATTCCGTGGTGTGGTAGACGGCATATTGAATGCAATTAAGGATGCCGCGATAAATTTATGGGAAAATGCGTTGGTGCCATTGGGACGGTTTTTAGCTGATGTATTTGTGGCTGCATGGGACGCTGTATCTAAGGCGGCACAATGGTTATGGCAAAACGTATTAGTGCCATTTGGTGATTTTCTCGTATGGCTGTGGCATACGGTATTGGTGCCAGTTGGAAGAATCTTACTTGATGTGTTAGGCATAGCGTTTCAAACGGTAGCAGATATCGCAAAATCATTTTGGCAAAATGTATTGGTACCTTTAGGCAACGCGTTGTCGGAAATGTTTACTGCGGCTGTAGAAGCTGTATCGGCGGTTTTGTCGTTTTTATGGAACAATATATTTGTACCATTAGGCAATTTCTTGATCTCAGTGTTTAAACCAATTATTGAAGCGCAAATTCAGATATGGACCTTTTTATGGCAAAGTGTCTTAAAGCCTTTGGCTATTTTTTTGAGCGGGGTTTTTGTAGGAGTTTTTGATACTGTTTTCCGTT